CTCACCTAAAACAGATACGGTCCCTACCGCACTGGTGGCAGAAAGGCCCGTGAGCACGACTGGAACCGCCGTGCCCCACGCCCCCTCAGACCATGTACCTCGGCCCCAACCCGTTATAGCCGCCACGAGAACCCCCGTATCAGGCTATACGGATGATCGCATTCGAGGCATCGGCGGTCGGGAACTGGATAACGAAGTCACCGGACGAGGAACTCTTGTCCCCGCCGAAGGCCAAGACCACTACCGACGGGTCTCCGGCGGCGGTGTCGTTATAGATCAACGCGCCGTTGGCCGTGATGGTAGAGGACGAGAACGTCAGATCGGCAAAATCGGTGTATGCCGTCGTTCCGCTTGTCGTCGGGGTGACGTTCGTCAACGTACCGCCTCCCGCACTATAGCCCGTACCGCTAGTCTCGTTAGTGGCGCTATAAGCGGTCGTGGTTGCATCAAGCGTAGCCGAGCTAGTGTAAAGGGCCAGCTTGAACGTATTCCCCGTCGATGCAGTAAAATCGTGCGTCCCCGTCATGAGTTCTTTCTTGAAGGAAGTGCACATCGCTTGTGTAATTGCCATTATAGCCTCCTGATAGCTTCGGCAAGGTCCGGATGCCCTGCATCCTTCAACGCATTATAGATAGTAGTCCTGTCGCTCTTAATAGCCTCGCGCATGTAGAAGGCTACTAGCTTTTCCAGATGCCCGCGAAAAGCCTTGGCTTGGTCGCGAATAGCTGGATGTGCGCTGTCCGAAACAGAGATAATCCGTTCGACACAACGGGCGGCAACCTCGTCGGGAGAAAACCCACGGTTTTCCGTGGTTTCGACCTTGACGACAGGTGTCTGCGGGATATCAAACTTCAAACCAAACATCAGACCTTCTCTCGTATGATCAGTCCAGTCCGATAGGCATCTGTATCCTCAACCGCTTCACCGTAGTTCTTCAACCGACCTACCGCCTCGATAAACTGGGTGGCGTAGTTCTGCATGACATCGGCCTCTCCCTTCATAAAGGTATAAGCCTCCAGAAGAGAGCCAAACAACATCGCTACGGGCGCATTGGTACTGAGCCACGTCGTACCAGAATCCCCCTGCGTAACAAGGCTGGCCGGCCGATAGAAGTAGTGCAGTTCCACGGTATAGTCACTATCCGGGGTAGGGGCCAGAATAAAGTTGCTGATGTCGAAGTACCCGTAATACCGTGGAGTACCGGTCGTGGAAGAGTTTGGATTGAACGACTGCAAAAAGTTCACATCCTTGTACAGGAGGAACTCCTTATTAGAACCGTTCAAGATAGACAACGAGTTCGGGGCCAAAAAGTCCGCAGGAGCCGCCAAATACTGGTTACCCGTACTGGCAGAACCAGTAACATTCTTGCGAAAAACTGTAAGCTGCACACTCTTGAGGATACGTTCCTCAGTGTTCTGAATGAACGAATCGATGTTATTGACGAACGTGGTCTCGTCGTTGTCCGTATAGTCTTGGATAGCTTGCTTTAGCTGGGCGTATGTATAGCTCATGTCGTCACCACCGTGACGCGACCCACGCTGCTAATAAGCTGGGTGGCCACCCTATATGTTGGAAAGCTGCTCCCACCAACAGGCACGTCCATAGGCTCTACCCGGTCCGGACGCGCATTTTTCAGCGCCTGCGGGTCATCCACACGCGGGAAGGGCTCAAGCTGCGGATGCTTTGGCTCGTACTCGTCCGGTCCGACAAGCAGTCCCGTCCACTCCTTACGCATATCGCCATAGCGGTAACGCTGCCCGGAGCGGTCCGAGATTGCGTAGGAGTTCTTGCCGCTTGCGAACTTAGCCATGATCAGGACCCGTAATAGGCCGGAGCCGGAGCAACATTGAAGGAGGCCCGGTCACGGTCCTCCGAGATGGCCCTCTCAAGCTCCTCGTCATAGATCGCCTTGAGAACCGGAATACGGTTAGGAGCTCTTTTTATCGAGATATAATACGCCAAACCGGCGGCCAGACACGGATAGAAGCGGAAGGGCACTTCCATCGTGTTAGTGAACGTGTCCGCGTCATCCATGCGCGTGAGCGCGTCGTAGTACAGAACGTCCGTGCTGTTCTCTGGCACCGGCCAAATCTTCAAAACCGGCGTGATCTGCCTATCCAGAAAGAACTGGCTCGCGCGCCCTTGCGTAGTCTTTGTCGGGATCGACAGGTAGGTGTCACGGCTAATGCGGTCCAGCGCATAATCAGTTCCGTCCCGACGAACAACGACAGACAGAATATCAATCACGTCCGCATTCAGAGTGTAGTCGCCGTCCGAGGTTGTAAGGGCCTGAGAACGCTGGGAAATCGTCCACTGGTTCAGGCCCCGGTTGGCCCACTCCGCAAGCATAAGGTTGAGAGACCGCTTGGCCGTCTTCAGATCATAGCCAGTCCGAACCTCCAGACCGCACCGCTCGAAGGCTTCTTCGACGTAATCAGCAACATCAAGCTCGAAATTGGTGCTTCCGGAGGTAGCCATTAGCTTCTCTTCCTAGCTTTCTTCGCCGTCTTCGCCGCCTGCTTGAAGGCCTTGTCAGAGGGCGCGCCCTTACTGCCCGGCTTACGCATCTTCTCACCGGAGCCCGCCGCAATGCGCTCACGCTTGCGGCGGATGTTCTCATAGAGGCCGGTCTTAGCCATCAGCAACCCTTCACGGCACCACCGCCGCGCATCTTCTTGACCATGCCGCCGCCGCGCATCTTCTTGACCTTACCCCCGGCCTTGACCGGACGGTCCTTACCCTTCTGGCCGTTCATGGCCATTTCTTTACGAGGGCTCATTGCCATTTCTAAGTCTCCGATAGAGGTTTTCCCGACGACGAAAGATGTCTGCGGCGTCATACTCCGCCAGATAGGCCTCATAATAGCCCTTTTCCGACAGTTTGTCCGCAGATTCCTGTACTTTACTCAAACGCTGGACAAACGTCATTGCATATGGCGTCCCAATCTCTGGGTTGAACGTGCCGTCGTCAATAAACTCATTCGGCTCGTCTTCCGGGTGAAAACCCATTAGCCATATGTCCCGGTCAATGAAAAACCCATCAGAGATGGCTTTATTCAACTCGTCAAGGTAATCATGGAACCGGTCCGGGTCTGGATCGTATCGAGTCTCGACTAGGATGACCAGATCGTACCGGTCCTCAAACGTCGAAATAACCCTGTACAAGGACTGGTAGCTGGGCTCGTGCTTGAAGATGATCAGAACACGGTCGTCGGCCCACGCTTTACGCGCATACGGACAGGGGGGAAGGCCCCCAAAAAAGGCGTTTGGCAACTCAAGGGCGTGCGCGGACCACGCCCTTATTTCGTCGCAGATTGTTCTCTCAACGCCAACGTAGAACTGCATGTCATTTTACAAAGACGAGGAGGGCCGTAACTACAGCGGCAAGCTGCGCCGCAATGCCGACCAACACGCCCCACATTTTGAGGTCAAGGCGAGCCACATCGTCTTGGAGGTGCTTAAGATGGTTTGTTTCAAGGCGGTGAAGTACTTCACTGATTACTCCTACTTTCTTGTCAAGTTCATGTATATCAACCTCGGCCATAATATCACCACGCCTTGCAGGACCAATACCTAGCAGAGAATTTATCCGAAGCGGTGTCGCAAGAATGACGAGCGCGGAAGTTGGCCCGACGTCCCGGCTGGTCCTTCTTAATACTCATGTTTGGGTCGCCAAACCGGACGAGCTTCACCTCAGACCCCTTCTTGGCGAGTACCGCGCTCTTCTTGGCCTTACCCGGAGTCCGTTTCGGCTTGTTGTAGCCAGCAAAAGTTTCGCCTCGATAACTAATCCGGCCCGAGGGCAGCCGCTTAACGTCCTTGGTGGTGGCCATCACAGGGTATCCCCGTTTTTAATATAAGTCATATCGAGAGTAGCAGAGGCCGTAATTGTTCCCCCCACGGAGTCGGCAACTGCACGAACTTCGATATCTGTTTTTTCTGTAAAAATAATGGGGTTCCAGTATGGAATGTTGGTTGAGTTATTGGCTAAAGTTACCCGGTCTCTAACATTGAAGACCCCGCCATTCGGTCGTGAGACCAACGTAAAAATAGCAAATTTGCCCGCAGAAGAAGACGCTGAAACATCTTTTTGGTGGAGATAAGCCGTGTAGCCCACTGGAACAGTCCAAAGACACATAAGCGTCTGGTTATCCCCGATAGCAACGGTGGCGTATTTATTTGTGGGAACACCGCCGGAAGGAGTGGCCTCCGTACCCACATACAAAACGCCCACATTAGCTCCAACAGAACCGGCGGTGTTTACAATAATACGATTGACGCGATACCAGTTGAAAGCACCGTTTAACTGGACCCCGGTTTGACCGTTTAACGAGACTGTTACGCTTATCGGCTCAAAATCAGCGTCCAATCCATAAACCGTGGCTGTTCTAGCGCCGGTTCCAGCCGCTGTGTCATCTGCGGAACTGCTAGAGATATACATGGTAGAGGCTGAAGTGGGGTACACATAAAGGCCCCCTTCCGACCAAATGGTCTCGGTTGAGGCTCCGATATCGGGGTTATACCCAAATTTGTGAATAAATTCGTGATACGCGATTTGACCACGAGAAACTTGGAGCTCAAATGGCTCGGAAGTCCCCACCCGAGAGATAGATGATACTTCACGAGCCATCAGATGCCTCCTACGAGTAGAATATGGTGGCCGCTGTCACGTTAGTGCCGGTGGCCAGATAGATATCATCGGCGAATAAAAGCCCTTCGTCGGGGATGTTTACCGAATGGACGCTGGACGCCGCAAGATCGATATCCAGAACGGTGGCACCGCCATTACCGTCGGTGAGGGTTAGACGCCCCGCACCGGCCCCCGTGAGAACCTGCACCTGACGGAGACGGGAGCGGCCAACTCCGGCCGCTCCGACGCCCGTCAGACGCTTGGCTTTTACGTCTGAATTAGCCATATCGGCCTCACTTAGCCGGCAGAGACGTTAAGGACGCCGGCGTTATTCCAAAGCTGACCCGCAACCGAGGGGTCGGAGGTCGGGAGGTCGTTAAGAACGACAACGCTGTTCGTGCCGTCGTAGGTGACCGAGATGTTCTCGGTGACCGCACCCGTCGAAGCGTTCTT